TATCTTTGCCTATTCTTATATTGGGTTACTCTGTTTTCTCTGACGACCCTGACATTCGTAATAAATTAGATTTATTTTTTCAGTATTTTAAAGATTTACCTTATTGGTATCAAGCTATTTTTATTGGAGTGGTTTCTGCGATCTATGGACTTAAAGGTGCAGACATCATGCGTAAGAAATAGTATAGTGTCCAAATGGACAAATTAAAAGTTGATGCTGTTATATGTAGTTTAGAAATTCAAGTTGAAGTCCATAATTCTGATTCAGGAAATTATGTTAATTTTCGTTTTATTGACACATATCCTCATTTTACTAAAGTAAATGAAATGATTTCAGAACTTGAAAAACGAAGTGATGTTGATTTAATTAATTACGAATACACCTACACAAAAGTAAATTCTAAAACAAATTTAAAATATTATGATGTAACTATAAACTAGGGCAGTAAAGAGAGAGCAAAACTACCCTAGCTATTTTAGGCTCAAAGATATTTATGGTCGTTTATATAAACCATAATTAAAAACACCTAAAATTCTTTTAACAAGCCACCAAGTCTCCCTGATGGCTCTATCTACTAGACTCATATATGGGGAGCAAATCAATATATCGTTAGTAGAATTCATTAAACCTTATTGTTCAAAGCTAAATCTCTTTTTAACTCTGATTGTTTTAAGCTGACATATCTATCTATATTGGTATATCTATATCTAGCTTTAATTAATTCTTTTTCAGCTTCAGCATATTGTTGAACTATATTTTTATAATCAGGGTCTATTCTTGCTTCATGCTCTGCCTCACTCATAGTCTTAACTAATTTTTTATGTTTAATCACACATGAAGAAAAAACTGCTTTTCTACCCTCATCTAAAATAATAGTTTTCTTTTGCCATTCAGCCCAATCATTAGAGGCATCTTCTAATTTTTTATATAATTGATCGCTTAAATTCATATCAATATAACTCCTAATACAAATCCTACTACAAAGCAAATCCATTCTCGTCTATAATGTAGTTCTAACACTTTTAAATCTGATTTTGATTTTCCAAAAATTAACATAATTATCTCCTTAGGGAAAAAGTAGCATTTCTTCTGCTTCTTGTTCTAATTGTTTTATTTGTTGTTTAAAGCTATGATTTTCTTTTTCAAGAGCATCTATCTTTTTATGTAAGTTTTTATTCTCCAAATACAAAGCCTGTATTTCCTCTAGCTTAATAGCGAAATCTTTTTTTAAGTTATAGAAATCGCTAATAAGTTTGTCTTGAGTTTTAGATAATTCAGACATTAAAATGGAATTTCATCGTCCATATCACTCATCTTCTCAACAGGCATAGCATGATCTGGTGCTGATGGTTGAGCCTGAGTCATTTGTTGCTCAGTATATCTAGGCATAGTTTGACCTACAGGCTTAAATCCATCTACATTCGGTTGAGGTTGATATGGTTTTACCATTACTAAAGAAAATACTAATTCAGTATTACCTTTATCGTATTGGTGTGGATTTTGTATTTCCTGAGTCTTAGCCATATATTTTAAAATATATCCTTTTTGAAAATAAGGTTTTACTTCAGGAAGATTACTCCAATCGTTAATTTCTGAAAGTGAGAATTTTCTTTTAGTCAAGCTACAAGTATATTTAACTTTACTTGCATCAGCACTATATTCATATTTAGGTGCTTGTTTTCCTGTTGGTTTAATTCTTACACTTAGGCCACAGAATGGCATATCATAGTTACTTTTTTGATACATTTGTTTTACCTTTTTTTAGTTGATTATATTTTCGTACTGACTCGTTAAACATTAACTCGGATTTATGACAACTTAATAATCCAAGAAATGCTTTTAAGTGTTCCTTTTTATATAAGATATGTCTAGCCTCGAAGTCGCCACTATCTTTAGGCAATCGAACTATATACATCTTATTGATCTTCTTTCCTGTTTGTTCTTCATAGGCCAACTTATATCCATGTAATTGATGAACCATATTTAGAAACAAACCCTTAGAAGTTTTTATATCTATGAGCCAAAGGTTATTGTCAGGGTCTTTAGCAATTAAATCTAAAGTTCCACAGAACCCTCGTTCAGAATATAAAACTTTTTCGGACTCAATAACTTTTAGTTTATGTTTTGTCCAAAACTTTTTAAACTTCTCAAAGCAACCTAATATTACAGGGTCACTTGGGTCAGTAAATTTTTCTCCTTTAAGCCACATCTCGCAAAACTTATGAACCATAGAGCCTATATTTAAAATATTATCTCCTTGTTTCTTTGCATTAGATTTAGCATTAGTAACTATCTTCTGTATCTGGTCTATAGGAATACCCTCTCGTTCCATTTCAGTTTTGATAGCATTTACTTGTTGGCTAATCTTCCAATTCTCTAACATTGGACTCGCTAACTTTCCAAGTAGTGTACTCATACCAACTACATATTCGTTGTTATGAATATAGACGTGTTTTTCTTCATTGAACTCAATCGTATGACCATGTTCTGTTTTATGAATTGCCATTATTCTCTCCCTTATATTGTTGTTTATTTTCTGCATTTGAAACACATATTCTATTATATTCTGGTAAATAGTATTCTGTAGTTTCTTTCTTAGCTTTACTTCTACTTAGTATTCTATTCATGGCTTTGATGCGTTTGCTTTTCCATGAATCTTTCTTTGAACGGATATACATTTATTCCTCTCTTTTTTTTTATTAATAATAATTCTCTATTTAATATCGGTTTTACCCAATAATCAATAGTTACATTAAAATATTGTGTTAAAGCTAATAACCTAATTGGATTCGCTAGATTCTGGCCTCTTTCATACTTTTGCACTTGTTGAAATGTAACGCCTATTGCCTTAGCAACTCTAGTTTGGGTTAGCTTATTAACCAATCTTATTTTCTTTAATTGTAACCCTATAATATTGGTAACAATTTTATCGTTATGGTCATCACTAATATTCCATTCTTCTAATAGATTATTAATTGAGATATTGATTTCTTCTACTGTGTTATTTGTTTTCATGTTTTCTCCTTTAATTTAAGACTTGATGGTTTCTACCTTGCATACATTTTCTATAAATATCTGCATATTGAGTTTCGGCTTTTGGACTTATTACCCAGAAACCAATATTACTAAAAAAGGTAGTGTTAGTTTTTGCTAGATGCTGACAATGTAAAATATCATTTGAAATCTCACTAGCATTAGATGTTTCAAATTTTGCTTTGCCTTTGGTATCTACAATCGGAGTATATGTACTGCAACTTTGTAATAGGGTGGCAAGTAGCCCACATAAAAGTATTGTTTTTTTCATATCGTTTTCCTTTTTTTTACTCTCTATAAAATTGGCTGATGATACTTCAAGTGATGAAGTTTAAAAGCCAAATTCTTCTGCTGTTCCTTGTTCTTTAACAACTTTTGTAACAAATCTTTCTCCATTTGTTTCTTCTTGTCTAGTTGTTCTTGAACCTTGAACATTTGTTTTGGGTTCATTGTTTTTCTCCAAATGACTTACTTGCTTTTGCAAATAAGTATCTACAGGATTAATCATATTAACTTCTTCCTGTAAATTCTGTAACTCCTCTAAGGTAGTTTGAGGGTTAATTATTCTTTGTAGTCTTTTAGACATTTCTTTTGTAAAAGTTGAGTTAGTTGGTATTCTCATTATTTTTTTCTCCAATATATTTCTGGTTTAGAAGAACCATAACTATACAGTAAAGTATAAATTCTGGTTTTAGTTTTGTATTGATGAATCCATGTAGTTGTCATTATATACTCCCCCCTGATAATTGTATTAAGCAACCTAACATGATTGCAGTTAAACAGAAAGCTGAAAAAATAAAACCTAAAGTGTAGTATGCTATTTTTTTCATTATGCCCCCTCTTTTATAATTCCAAGTTTTTGTAATCTATCAACATTAACTTTTATATCTTTACTTTCAATTGGTTTAACTTCTTCATCTTGTAACCAATTTATTTCAAAATCAATATCATTAGACATTGCATAATACTTATCTTTAAAATCATTTGAAAAATAATTAGTAAAACAAGTTCTATGTTCTACTTTTTCTAATTGTTCCATAAGGTCTTTAAGTTCCTCTAACAATTTTATTTTTTCTTTTAATGTTGGTTCGTTCATTCTCTCTCCTTGTTTGTTGTTAGTTAATTTATTTAACATACGATTAATCTACTAAATGGGTTGTAAATTGCAAATGTTATTTTTGGCGTAAAATATAGCTTATTTAAGCAATTTTAAATTATTTTTCGCATATTAGTTTTATTTCTTGTTTTTAAAACAAATCAGATATAAAAAACGAATCAATTAAAGATATGATTATAAATAAAAAATATGTTAGAGAGAATTGTCGAAAGACTAAGTATTTATTTTCATATCAAATACTAATAACTTGGTAACAAGTTCGGCTGACTCAGAGTCCTCTCTCTACTTTGGGTCGGCCACTAACAGGGAGAATAGAGATGAAGCAACTAGATATATTTGATACAGATTACGAGTCTTGTAATTACACCAAGACTAGCCAAGAAGCATTAGCCACAATAAAGCCTAAGATTAAAACTAAAAGAGAACAAGTTTATGATCTTATAAAATTAAACGCACTAACTAATTATGAAATATCAGATGAGTTAGATATGCCTTTAAGTTCTGTAACTGCTAGATGCCGAGAATTACAAGTTTTGAATTTGGTTGAGGACTCTGGTACAAGAAGAAAAACTAAATATGGAAAACAAGCAATCGTATGGCAAAGAAGAAAGTAGCATCAGCTAAAGAAAAAAAACACTTAGAGTTAGTTGCTAGTTTAAATTGTTTAATTTGTCAGCAACCAGCTATCTGTCATCACATAAGAAATCGTGGAGATGGTAAAGGTAATATTGGTTTTGGTAATAGAGCAAATCACTATGAAGTTATACCTTTGTGTCCAAGTCATCATGTTGGTGCTTTTAGTATTCATAACACCAAAAGACAATTTGAGGCTATGTATGGAACTGAGGCAGAATTATTACAAAGGACTCTAAAAGAAATTAAAAGTTTAGAACAAGTAAATGATTTTTTTAACCTAAAAGGAGAGAACAATGGCTGAAATGAGAGATGAACATTTTGAGGTTGTATCTAGTAATCGTGCTAGAGAATATGAGAAACAAAAAAAGACCACAAATATAATTAAGACTCTGTTAAATAGATATTCAAAAAAACAATTAATCGAGATGATCGAGAAAGAGAGCAAAAATGCAAAGTAGAAAGTCAGGATATTTTCTAGTTTATAGAGATGTTTGGAAACACCCTGTATTTAAAAATTTAATAGAGTCAGCTATTTGGCTTTACATGATTAGTTCTGCTAGTCACAAAGATAAGACAGCTAGATATTTAGATAACGAAATATTTATAAAACGAGGAGAGTTAATATTTCCTTTAAGAAAAAATGCTAAGATTTGGAATATACCTTATACAGCTATGCGAACTTTCATTTTAAGGTTGAAAAGACGAGGAATGATAAACCATCGACTCACCACATTGAAACCAACGAATGATTTTAAGTTTAGCAAAATAACTATAATTTCCGTGCTTAATTACGACAAGTTCCAATATGTTGAGCCTGTGGATAACCAACGACTCACCAACGACTCCGCGTATCTAATAAATAATACTAATACACTAATATCTAATATACAGGATAAGAAAAAAGATATTAGGTCTAGCAAGGAAGATTATAAGAAAATTGGGGAATGGGGAGAATATACTATCTTGCTGAAAGACTCTAAAAAGTATTTAAAACATAAATGGAAAGATGAGCCTCTCAAAGAATACCAATGAGTGCGATATTAAGAATATTTAAGTATGTAAGAAAAAGATTGATTAATCTGTCTATTGAAAATAAAAGGTTAAAGATGCAACTTGAATTTTATAAGGCCATAGTAGAAAGCGATAATAATAAAAAGCACTAAATGGTCAGAAAAAAGTCAAAATTTAGACACATTTCAATTTCTAACAAGAAATACTACTTTTATGAGATTAAGTGGTACGACATTCTTGGAGATTCTGGCCATGCTGGAACTAAAGAATTTGACAATATGAAACCAGCCCTAATGACAACTACAGGATATGTCTATTCTAAAGATAACAAACATTTAAAAACATTTGCTAGTTATGATGAGAATGAGGAGTCTTTTAGCGATAGAAATGTTTTTCCTATTGGTTGCATAAAAGAAATGAAAAAATTGGAGATATAATGAAAATAGAAAACGCAGATATAAATACTATAAAACCTTATGAGAACAATCCTAGAAAATTAAAAGACTCAGCTATTGAAAAGGTGGCTATGTCTTTAAAAGAATATGGCTTTAGACAGCCTATTGTAGTTGATAAAGATAGAATTATTGTTGTAGGCCATACTAGATACCGAGCCTCAAAAAAATTAGGTTTTAAAGAAGTACCAATTACTATTGCTGACAATCTTACACCTGAACAGATAAACGCATATAGAATAGCTGATAATAGAACTGCTGAAGAATCCGAGTGGGATAGTGAATTACTTAAAATGGAAATAAAAGATTTAGAGGCAAAAGATTTTAAATTAGACTTATTAGGTTTTAATGAAGATCAACTTAATGATATGTTATTCGAGGAAAAACAAGGTTTAACTGATGAAGATGAAGTTCCTGAAGCACCTGAAGAACCTATATCTAAACTAGGAGATATTTGGAAACTAGGTAATCATAGGCTTATGTGTGGGGATAGTACAAATTTAACGGATGTTGATAAACTTATGAATGGAGTATATCCTGATCTAATACATACTGACCCTCCTTATGGAATGAACGCAGTATCAAAAAGTGGTGTTTTATCTAAAAATTATAAAAAAGATATTTTGGGAGATGATAATAATGAAATTGCAAAAGACTCTTTTAAATTAATATATGGTTTATATCCTAACGCAAAGCAAATTTGGTGGGGTGCAAATTATTATTGTTCTGTTTTACCTGACAGTGAATGTTGGCTTGTATGGGATAAAAACAATGGACAATCCGATCAAACCGATTGTGAGTTAGCATGGGGTAATTTTAGATCTGTTGTTAGACAATTTACTCAATCATCAGAGAAAAAAAATAGAGTACACCCAACTCAAAAACCAGTATCATTAATGGAATGGATTATTAAAAGATTTAATTTAACATCTAAAACAATAGCTGATTATTTTGGTGGTTCAGGAAGTACATTAATTGCTGGAGAAAAACATAATTTAGATTGTTTTATTATGGAGTTTGACCCTATATACTGTGATATTATAATTAAGAGATGGGAGAATTTTACAGGGAAAAAGGCAGAGTTAGAAAATGGACAAAATTAAGGCAAATAAGACAGAAAAAAGACAAGGTGCTGGAAGACCCAAGATAGTGGTCGATATAGAAATATTAAAGAATTTAGCCTCTATTGGCTGTCCAGACTATGAAATTGCTAGTGTATTAAATATATCAGCTAAAACACTTAAAAGAAATTATGCAGATATTGTAGAGCAGTTTAAAGAAAAGGGTAAAGCTAGTTTAAGAAAGAAGATGTGGGATAAGGCAGTTAAAAAAGATAATACCCATATGCAAATTTGGTTAAGTAAAAACTATCTAGGAATGAAAGATAGAACCCAAACTGAAACTATTAATGAGCCTTTACCATTAATTATAGATGCTAAAGCAGAAGATGTAGATGGCTAAACAAAAATTCACGCACTTCATACCAAGAGATAAACCACCAAAAAGAGGTGCTGGAAAACATAAGAAGAACAAAAACAAACATGAAAAACGACAACAAAAACAAACTAGATACAAAGGACAAGGAAGATAATATGAGTGAAGTAATCGGAGAGAATACATTTTTAAAACTAAGACAACAAAAAGATCAAATGAAAGCTGAGTTAGAGCAAGTAAAAATACAAAGAGATATTGCTTTAAGAAGACAAAAGAAACTTGAAGATGCTGTAAAAGATTTAAGAAAGTTGGTAGAGAGTGGAACAGAAGCGAAGTAACTTTTATCCTAATGGAGAGATCATAGATTATTCTCTACCTCAATCATTCCAGAAAAGTTTAAAAGCAGAGGCTTGTGGTAACTGTGGATTATACTCTAACAAAAGATCATTCTGTGGTCGTTGGGGTGCTAAAGCTGTAAAAGATAATTACATATGCCACGAATGGAGAAAAAGGTTCTTTAAGAGATAGTTTTGTGATATTTATGCCTCATGGCTAAATACAAAAATAAAACTGTTAAACTTAACAAACCCATGCGTGGAGATGTTAAGAAGTTTAAAGTATTCGTAAAGAATCGTAAGACAGGCAGAGTAGTCAAAGTTAATTTTGGCGATAAAAAGCTATCTATTAAAAAGAATATTCCAGCTAGAAAAAGATCATTTATGGCAAGATTTAGACCAATACTTGCTAAGGCTAAAAGATCAGGCAAACAACTTAATACAACTCCTGTTTATTGGGCAGTTAAATCATGGCAAAAAGGGTTTAAGATATGAGAGATATTAAAGTTTTAGAGTCGTTTAAAAAACACGCAGAAAAGAAGTTAAAAGAAATGAACTTATTTAGATATTTAAAAAAAGAAGTAGAGGCTAATGCTAATGGCACTAGAGAATATGTAATTAAAAAAGGTATTAACAAAGGCAAGGTTGCTAAATAATTATGGGTAGTACAATGAATTATTATTTTACAGGAATATTGATAGTTTTGTTTTGCTTATTAGCATTTATAAAACCAGCATATCCTGACGAAACACAAAATAATACATCTGGCTCAAACACTATGATTGATGGTGGTTATACATCTAACGCTACTACAACTTATCAATCAGGCTCATCATCAAATACTACAACAAACTCTACATCAAACTCTAATATTAAATCTGCACCACCAACAGCATCAGCACCATCATTCTCTGCTCAAAGCCAAGATGTTTGTGCAACAGGAGTATCAGTAGGTATTCAAACATTTGGTACAGGCTTTTCAGGTGGTAAAACAAACAGAGATATGAACTGTGAAAGAATTAAATTAGCAAAAGTATTATATGACTTTGGAATGAAAGTAGGCTCAGTTGCTTTACTATGCCAAGACGAAAGAGTCTTTGAGGCCATGATTAACGCTGGTACACCTTGCCCTGTAGATGGAAAGATAGGTAAAGATGCTTTAGCAATATGGAATAAGTATGACCATGAAAGACCAGATTACGAAACTTATGTAAAACGAATTAAGAAAAGAGAAAAGATAGACAAGAAATTAAACAAAGAAGAAGCTGAAACATTAGAGTTACATACAAAATGATTTGGTTAATAATTTTTATAGGAGTAATGGCATATGCAGTATATCGTATCAATCGTTTTGTTGATGATATTAACCCTTACAACTTCAAAAGCAGAAACAACAAATAATTTAGTTTCACAAGATTTTACAAGTGGTTGGTCAGGAACAAACATAGATACTACACATGGTAGTGGAGTTATAGCTGGAGTTAATAATGAATATGTAGAATCCGATAGTGTTTCTTTGAATGATTCTAATGTAAATAAAGGTTCATTAAACAATGGCTTTGAAATAACAGGCTCATCTAAAATATGGTTTTGGAATAGTAATTCACAATCAGTTACACAATCTATCAAAGTAACAGATGATAATGGAAATCTAACTACACAGAATAGAACCATATCAGGAAGTTGTGCTACATTTAATGGTTGTACATATCAAGATATGACAGACACAATGATCTTTGGAAAGAATACAGTACAAGATTATGATGTTGTTTTAAGATATGATTTTTCTGTTCCTAACACTACAGGACACTATGGGGCTGATCTTAAAGAGCCTAGTCTAGTTGTAAATTATAATTATGTTCCTGATATTAATGAAACTGTAGAACAAGAATTAATAAATTTATTTACTGATTTTGAACCAGAAGAAGATATTAAAATTGAAGAACAATTCACATTTGAGATATTTGAAGAACCTACAATGGAAGTAATGGAAGAACCTACTATGGAAGAATTTATCGAAATTGTTTCTATTGCTGATGAGCAACCTGAAACTATGGAAACAGAACCAGAGATTATGGAAGAAATTATTGCAGAAGAAAAGCCTGAAGAAGAAGTAATAACAGAAGAAATTATACAAGAAGCTAAAGAGGAGATGCCAGAAGAAATTGTAGAGGAAGCACCAGAGCAAATGGCAGAAGAAAAAGAAGAAGAAATTATTGAAGAAACTACAGAAGAAGCACCTAAAAAAGAAGTTAAAACAAAGGTAGCAGATAAAAAAACAAAGAAACCTAAGATAGATAATATTATGGCCAAAGTAGATGCTCAAATTAAAGATAGTGCTAAAAACTTACAGATTAAAAACATTATAAAACTAGATGCTATGAAAAGCGATCAGGTTTCACTTACAGATTACAATAATGTGGAGTTTTACAAGCCTAAAGATATTTATTTGAATCAGATCGAGATATTTGATAATAGGTCTATATATGCCAATGTTGATTTAGTGAAATATACTGCTAATGATATAATGGAAGTTAAGATAAAAAAACTAAATGAAATTAAGTCTAAAAAAAGACTATTACTTTTAGAATTACAGGAGTTAAAAAATGGTTAAAAAAATACAAGACAATCTTACAAACATAGTTGTAATACTAGGTCTTATTGCTTCTATTGGTGCTGGATTTACTAAATTTGCTAAGATGGAATCTACAATCGAACAATTATCTAATCAAACTGCACCAGATTTATCTGGTATAGAAAACAATGGATTTGCAATATTAGATATTAATAAGGAGATAGCTTTAATACAAAAAGAATTAGAAACTCATGGTCATAACAACGATCATTCACATGACAATTCTTCTATTAAAATATTACAAAAAGAAATAGAAGTTTTAAAGTTAGAGATTGAAGAATTAAAAGAAGCATCTAAAAACCCATTAAGCTAATGAAGTTTGTTTTAGCTTATACTATCTGCTCAGCAATTACAGGATATTGCAATACTCCATTAGTACACCCTGTAGAATATAATAGCTGGACAGAATGTACTAAAGCTGGTGCTGTAATAACAATAAAAGTAACTAACGAATTTCAGGAAAAATTTAATAAGGAAAAAATGTATATTTCTTATTTCTGTAATGAAAATAACTCTAACAAAACCACAACTTAAAGTATCATCTAGTAAAGCAAGATTTAGAGTTCTTATAAGTGGTCGTAGATTTGGCAAGACTTATCTGGCTGTAACTGAGATGATGAAATATGCCTGTCAGCCTAATAGAAGAATCTGGTATGTAGCACCTACATTTAAAATGGCCAAAGAGATTGTATGGGGAACTCTTAAAGAGATGCTTAATCAATTTAATTGGATAGAGGACATAAACGAAACTACAATGACAATAACTATTAGAAAAACTAATAGTCAAATATCATTAAAGGGTGCTGATAACTATGATTCACTTAGAGGTACAGGATTAGACTTTTTAATCTTAGATGAGTTTGCAGATATAGATAAGCGTACTTGGTACGAGGTACTTCGTGCTAGTATTTCTGATCGTCTTGGCCATGTACTATTTTGTGGTACTCCAAAAGGTTATGGAAATTGGTCATACGAACTTTATCTTAAAGGTAAGCAAGATAACGATTGGGCTTCTTATCAATTCACAACTATTCAAGGTGGGATAGTATCTGCTGAAGAAATAGAACAAGCTAAACAAGATATTGATATTAGAACTTTTAGACAAGAGTTTGAGGGTACATTTGAGAACTATGCTGGTAGTGTTTATTATAACTTCCACCCTGTAGATAATGTTGTTAAACGAGAGATAGATTGGGAAAAGCCTTTGCATATTGGCATGGACTTTAATGTGGATCCCATGTCGGCTTGTGTTGGGCAAATAGAAAAAGATAAAGTTTATTTTGTAGATGAAGTAATCATTTATGGAAGTAATACTGATGAAATGGTGCAAGAACTTAGAGATAGATATGGAACTAAAATGCAAATATTTATATATCCTGACCCAGCATCTAAACAACGAAAGACATCTGCTGGTGGGAGAACTGATTTATCTATTTTACAAAACGCTGGATTTAAAGTTAAGGTTAAACATAAACACCCAGCAATAAGAGATCGAGTCAATGCTGTGAATAGTAGGCTCAAAGATTCTAATGGCGAAAGACATATTTTTGTTTCACATTCTTGCAAAACGCTGATAAAAGGGTTACAAAGACAAATATACAAGGAGAATACAAATATTCCTGACAAGGAAGATGGATTCGATCATATGAATGACGCACTAGGTTATATGATTGATTATTTAAAACCATTAACTACTCAGGCAAGATTTAATGCTCCAACAAGATGGACAATGAAGTAATTTATGGCATACACTAGAGATCAAGCATTAGACACCCACAAAGACTACTCCGAAACAATTAATAATTGGGAGTATTATATTAGATCATACAATGGTGGCTATGACTATATGATTGGCCAATACCTAAACAGATATAATTTAGAATTAGATAACGAGTTTAATCAAAGACTAGCTAACACTCCATGCGATAATCATTGTAAAAATATTATTCAAATTTATTCATCATTTTTATTTAGAGTTAGACCAAGTAGAGATTTTGGTTCTATGCAAGATGAACCATCATTACAAAACTTTTTAAAAGATGCTGATTTAGAGGGTAACAATTTAAACGCAGTAATCAAACAAGCACAAAACTATGCTTCTATTTATGGTCATTGTTTCATGGTATTAGACAAACCTAATATTACTACTAACACTAGAGCAGAAGAATTAGATCAAGATATTAGACCATACTTATCAATCGTTACTCCAGAGAATGTTTTAGATTGGAACTTTGAAAGACAAGTTAATGGTAAGTACGAACTTAACTATTTAAAAATCAGAGAAGAAGTAGATCGTAATGGTGGAACATACATGAGAATTTGGTATCCTGATAGAATAGATACTATCTACATGGAAGAACGAGAAGAACCTAGATTAATTGATAGTGTTCCAAATATGATTGGTAAAATACCAGCAGTAATTTTATATAATTCTAAATCACACAAAAGAGGAATAGGTCAATCAGATTTAACAGATATAGCTGATCTTCAAAAATCTATTTATAACGAATACTCTGAGATGGAACAATTAATTAGATTAACTAACCACCCATCATTAGTTAAAACTCCAAGTGTAAATGCTAGTGCTGGTGCTGGTGCAGTTATTGAAATGCCTGACGAATTAGAACCAAACTTAAAACCATATTTACTACAACCATCTGGCCAGAACTTACAAGCTATTATGGAGTCTATAAATAACAAAGTAGATTCTATAAATAGAATTGCACACACAGGAGCAGTTAGAACACAAAAGACAGGAATAACATCTGGTGTTGCACTACAAACAGAATTTGAATTATTAAATGCTAGACTATCAGAAAAAGCTGACAACTTACAAATAGCAGAAGAACAACTATTTAGATTATATGCTTTATTCCAAGACACTACATTTGATGGAGAAATAAATTATCCTGATTCATTTAACATTAGAGATTATGCAAGTGATCTTATGTACTTCCAACAAGCTAAAGCACTTGATATTGGTTCATCTACATTTGCAAAAGAAGTTGATAAAGAAATTGCTAGAGCAGTTGTTGATGATGATGAGAAGTTAAACGAAATCTTTGATGAGATTGATGCACAAGCAGAAGTAGGTCAGTTCACTCAAGACGAACCAGAACAAGTAGATCAAGAAGTAGAGCAAGAACAGATATAATGAATGTCGGATATAGTAAAAGATGCAACACTTTATCGAATCAAGCAAATAGAACTTGCTGAAGCAGAATACTATAAATCACTTATCACAACATTAGACAGAATAGAACGAGAAGTAGTTTCTACTGCCTCAAAATTACCTTTAACAGATGGCAAGTTAATTGAACTAC